CTTAACGCTGCCCTTGGGAATTACTCACCCAAGGATTGGCGTTTCAGACATGGCCCTGGCGCGATTGCACAGGTGTCCGGACCATCCAATAAGTACCATTGGTACGGTTGGTCCGCTGCCTTGGAATCCGTGTACCCAGTTGCCGACTATGGTTTCCATAGTCATTCCAGCTGGGCTGGCTCATCACTTGCGTTCGGTTTGGACGATGAATACGTCCCTACCTCACGTTTAGTGGCCGTGCCGAAGACCTATGAAAAGCCGCGTTTAATCGCGGCCGAGCCTTCCGAAAATCAGTTCTGCCAGCAAAATCTCTGGCGGTACTTCAGAACCCGATCGACCCTTTGCTGGGTCGATGACTTTGTTCGTTTCCACGATCAGAGTCTTAATCAGGAACTGTGTAGGAAGGGGTCTTTGACCGGGAAGCTCTGCACTATCGACTTATCGTCGGCTAGTGATCGAGTTTCGTGCCACGCTGTTGGGAATTTCTTCAGGTCTAATCTAGGCCTGTTGAATGCCCTTCGAGCGACGCGTACCCGTAAGCTCAAGCAGAGACTTGATCAGTCTCAGCCTGAGGTCTTGAACTTGCGAAAGTTCTCGACAATGGGTAGTGCCTGTACTTTTCCGGTAGAGTCCCTAATGTTCCTTGGGGTCGCAATTGCAAGCGTGTTAGTCACACGTAAGCTCTTGCCAACCTTGGCAAACATTAGGTCCTTGAACGGAGAGGTGGCCGTCTTTGGTGATGATATAATCATCCCCACAGACTGTCGGGAGCTGTGCCAGAGCACTTTGGAGCTTTTAGACTTCAAAGTCAATTCCGACAAGTCATTCTCAGAAGGTTTCTTCCGAGAGTCTTGTGGTCTTGATGCATTTAGAGGGGTCGATGTAACGCCCGTCTACCTGCATGAACTCTGGCCCGACACCCCTGAGTCAATCGTTAGTTTAGTGGACACTGCAAATAATTTTTATTCATTATTTTACTTGCAGACCGCTAAACGCATCGAATCAACTCTGCCGTCATCCTTGATGACAGTATCAGTTGACTCAGGGATTCTTGGGATTAAGTCACGAGTCGGAACACGATTCCCACGGAAACGTTGGAATTCCGCTCTGCAGCGTGACGAGGTTCGCGGTCTTGCTTTAAGCTCGACTGTAAGAACCACATCCCCGGAAGATGATTCTCTGTTACTTCAGTACTTTACTGAGGCCCCAAGTCCATTTGAAAAATGGACCGCGGGCGTACGAGAGAATCCGCATCTCAAACTGAAGATGCGATGGGTGGACATTAGCGAGTGCGTTTCATCAACGCAGGACTAACGTCTGGGAGATGCCTGGTAGTTGCTTCCGTCCTTTCGGAAGGGACTACCGTGATCTTGG